TTTTTCACATATTTTACCAGGCCCAACGTAAGCGGCTCTAAAAGAGTCTATAATTTCTGTTAAACTTATAAATTGGTATGAACCGTGATTACCACTGTCCCCATAATAAGCTTGTTCTGCATCTATAAATATACCCATCTATTTATTGTTTTTGTGTTTGTGATTCAACTTGGTCCTTTCCTGACGCTAATTGTGTTAGTGTAGGCTTGTTAAGTATTATCCCAGCTAATTCTAATATTTTAATGACTAAAGTGTCTTCTTCTGAATCGTGTAATAGAAAATCTGTAGTTGTATTACTGTTGTACAATGCTTGTTCGTTAACAACAACATAACCCCAAGCGACTGCAGTTGGTTTAGATATAATCTCGCATGTCACGCCAGAACCTAATAGAGCGCTTGGAGAATATACTACTATATCTTCTCCATTAGTAGAACTATCCGCGTAAATAGGGTCTTGCCCTCCAATGTGTCTAAGTGAAGTAGCAAATCTTTGTATTTCATTAAGTTCAACTTTCCTACAAACTCTACCATTCGCGTATATTTTTCCTGTCTGGTAATTAGCTGGAAATGTATTCGCACTTGTTACAGTAGCTATACTGGTAAATGGTTTTAATTTTTTTGATATAAATTCAGATATATCAGTCTCTGAAGTATGTGGATCTTTAACGGCGTTTGGTTCTAATCTGTCTCTTGTATTTTTACTGTAAAAGTAAGATTCAAATATAGACATCTGAGCTTGATTAGCCATTAAGTTGAATTCTTGAGGAGTGATATAACCTCTTTGCTCTTTGTTAGCTATTGCTAAAACTCTTTGATATACCGTGTCTATAAGTATTGCCATTATATGTTTTTATTTTGTATCTGCAATCGCCCCGCAGAGCGACTGCATTTACAAATGATTATTATTTGAATCTTTTTTCAATAGAAGTATAAACCTCTACACCTTCATCAGTCTTGAACCAAGCGGCTAAAGCTGAATAAGGATTTTCATCAAATGGAACTGTCATTAGTTTTCTACCAGTGCTAGCCCACTCAAACACTCTTTGATCTTGTGATAACGTAATGATACGAGCTTCTGTAGCTTTAATACCAAAGTTTCTTAAAACAACGTTTTCATCAGTAACTAACTCTAAGAAAAGCTTAGGACTCTTTTTAGCAAATACTAACAAATCCCTCTTAAGCTCCTTAGAACTCATCTTAGTAACGTCTGATCCAATCTCAACACGCATAACTGCTTCTGCCATATCGATATCTAAATTGTTAGCTGCGTTCATAGCTGCTATTTCAAATTCTAACCAATCTAACTGTGTCTCTGCTTTTTTCACCTCATCAATCTCGTAAAACAACCTATCCTTAAAAGGATGGTAAATAGATAATAATTTCTGTAGTGTTGTTTTGTTTTTTGGTACCGCTAAAACACCATCTCTAAATATGATATGTTCTAACCTTTGATCACCTTTCATTTCGTCAACAAATGGAGTTCTTTGGTTTTTAGTATATTTTAATTCTCTTTCGTAACCTTTCTCTTCGTCGAAGTAGTAAATATCAGCAGATTTAATCATATAAGATAACGGAGATTTTCCGTTTTTTAATTTGTAAATTCTGTCTTTTATTTCAAAGTTAACTTTTGGTTGTTCTACAACCTTTTTTATTTTTGCTTCTTTTGTTTTTGCCATAATATAATATAATATAAATTAATAAAAATAAAGTACCGAGGCCGAAGCCCCGGTTCTTTAATATAAATAATGCTTAGTTCATCATCATGAAATTGTTAGCACCTTGTACAACTAAACATCTCTCTGATAAGAAGTGCATTTCCATCGCATCTAAATCAGAAGTAATGTTACCTCCAACAGATCCAGTAGTCCAAGTTTTCATTTTTCTACTTTCTGTTTGAGAAGCTCTGTATCTAACGTGTAAGAATGGTCTCTTAAGGTTTTTACCTAAGTTCTGATCGTATACTGAAGAAACTCCAGCAGGAATCATAACCCCTCTAACAGCACCAACAGTATCAGTGTCGTTAATAATACCTCTAGTTGACTTGTCATTTAAGTATTTCCAGTCAGACTTGTAGAAGTCATAAGAACCTCTTCTAAATCCTGAGAAACCTAAATTTAATGCCATATCTTCTTCGTTGTTAAATACTCCATAAGAAGTACCACCAGCTCCGTAAGAGTTGACAGATGCAAGCATGTCATCAAAAGCTAAAGCTGTTGCTCTGTTTAAGAACATCATGTTCTCTTCTATAGCACCGTTCTTATCAAGCTCAGCTAAAATAGCATCAAACTCAGCTAAGTCAGTCGCAGCGTTAACTCCAGTAACTCCAGAAGTTTGATTACCTCTACTAGTGATAGCAGCAAATAAACCTTCAGTACCTGTAACAGAACCAGCAGCCCCAGTCTCAGTTGCAACCGGTGCAGTACCTGTAGCTTTTTCAGATTCAATCATTGCCATTTCAATGTAGTCAGTAAATCTAGCTCTAGTATCACCTTCAGACTTTAAGTACCATAAGTAACCTGATTGTCCGTCTTCACCAGAAACTTCAACCCAACCAATTTGAGAAGCGTCAGATCCAGAGATCTCATACTTGTCTTTTATGATAATAGGCTTGTTAGCGAAAGAAGTAAATCCTGGCGCGTTAGCACCTTCTCTACCTACAGCTCCTTTAACATACTCAGAACCATAAACTAGTACTGAACAAGTTGAAGATATACCAGCACCAGCTAAGTTAGCCGCAGTGTAAGGTTTTACTGTAATATTGTCATCAGCTGTTGATATAACGAAAGCAGTTGCTGTAGCGTTAGCATCAGCTAATAATACCATATCACCTGGACGAATCGCGTGATTTGAATTATAATCTTGACCATCAACCTCATTTACAATCGTAATTACTTCTCCAGATACCGTACAGTCTTTGTACGAAATATGTAACCTACCTTGCTCAGACCAAACTACTTGGTCAGAAGACATAGACTCTTCAGCTCCTACTTGTGAAAGAAATCCTCCGATTGTTCTGTTACCGAACACTTCAGCTTCTTTCTCCATAAGATCTGGTAAATATTGTTGTTGCCAGCCGTTGTTACCATCGTCAGACGTAAAATCGATATACGCTGATGCTAACGTTTGTTTCCTTGCAGCTGGCACTGTGTTTGTTGCTCCTGTAATTGCCATAATTTTGTAATTTTAATTTTTAATTTTGTTTTTAATTCTAAGTTTAAAATCATTAGCATTATCGCCTAGTACTTTATACTTTAATCCACTAGGATTTATAGCACCACTGTGTGACTGCCTTGGATCCATGTCGATGTTTTTAGATTTAGCTACGCTATCTCTTAAAGCGTCAGCTTTACCTTGTTCGTAAAAGTGATTGGCAATGTTATCAGAATTCATAGCGGTATACAAAGCTTTGTGATAACCCTTGGCATCTTCCATCTCATTGTTTTTGTTCAAAAACTTTTTGACAAAATTATGAATGTCGCTCTGTTCGTTTTTTACACTATCAGCATCTTTAACATTAAACCTATATTTTTTATCCCCAACTTCATATTCAAAACCTTTGAATTTGTCATTGAAAACATTATCGGTTTTATTTAAAAACGATGACTTAGCTTGTTTTTGCGCGTTCTGACTTGCTTTTGATTCCGTTGTGTATCTCTCGAAAAACTCAATTGCGTTCTGTTGCTCACCCGTAAGCTTTGAACCCATCTTGATATCTTCGTAATATTTGGATTTTACACTCTCCATGTGTAGCTTTGCTTCGGCAACTTGCTCCTTCATCGCTAATTTTTTTCTTTTAATATCTTTCTCCTCGTCTAGATCTTCATCAAAAGAAAAATTATCTTCCATGATAAAATCAACTTCATCAGATTCTAAATGAGGTTTTGTAGCACCGTAATACTCTTTTAATAAAGTGTGATTATCCATTTGTGAAAAATCTTTATTAAGCTTTACGTAGTCGTTTAAATCCCCACCAGTGTCCTCCATGAAGCTCATTAACTTCTGAACGTTCTCAGGTAGCTCCACTCCAGTCTCTATAGATTCAGTTATCTTCTGCTCTACGATATCAGCTACTTCTTCTACTTCGTTTGTTACCTCCTCAATAAGCGGAGTCTCCGTAGGTGCTTCTGGAACTTTAATTTCTTCAACTGGTTTAGATACGTTTATCTTAACAATGTCTTCAGCTTTTTTAGCTAGCTCTTTAAGATCTACTTTGATAACGTTGTCTTCTGGTTCTTGAAATTTTTTAAGTTTAGGTTTTTTAACCTTTAACTTTTCGACTTTTTCGTCTAATTTTGGTTCTTCTTTTTCTGCCATAATATAATATAATAATTAATAATTTGTTTGTTATTTAGGGTCAAACGCTCCCAGTCTCATTCCTCCACCTACTACATCATTTCCAGCGGATTCAAATGGTTTTTCTTTTACCTGCTCTCTTTCTTTCATTAACTCTTTTTGCTGATTACCACTAATAGCCTGTCTACGATCCGTTCTATTTTCTCTTGTGTTATCCTTCTCTGTGTTAGAATCAATATCCATTTTTTTAAGCTTCATGTTTATGTCAAACTCGTGGTCCATTAAAGATCTTTTAACATCAGCCTCTACTTGAAGAGTTTGCTGTTTAAACTTTGCTTTAGCTTGCTCTACTTGAATTTGACTTTGAACTAACGCTTGTGACTTCTGTATCTCAGCTTGTGCTGCCGCTTGTTCTTGCTGCGCGTTTGCTTCTGCCTGTGCTTTCATGTTCTCTTGTTGCACCTTCTGTTCCTCTAATTGTTTCTTTTTTCTTTTTAACTTTATTAGTTGGTTTGCTAGTTTAATATTTTTAATATCCCTAAGATCTATAGCGTCCTCTAAATCTATGGACTGTTGACTTAATGCAACCTGGATGTTTTGCTCAAGTATAGCCTTCTGCTCTTCGTCTGGTGATAGTTCTAAGAATATACCAAAATCATAAAGATGCAATTGAGTCATCTCTTCTAAAGTAGCAACATTGTG